GTATAGAATCTGGTAATTTTTCAATTAAAAACTGCATAATTTGGAAAAAAGGGCATTTTATAGTTACAACTTCAGAATATAAACCACAATACGAAATGATTTTTTATTGTCACGAAACAAATGTTAAACCAAGATGGTGTGGTAATAGAAAACAGTCGAACGTTTGGGATTTCCCAAAAAATGCTAAGAACGATTTGCACCCAACAATGAAGCCCGTAAATCTGGTTAAACAAGCAATATGCAATAGCAGTTTGCGAGGCGATAATATTTTGGATTTATTCGGTGGTTCTGGTTCAACATTAATAGCTTGTGATGAAACGGATAGAAATTGTTATATGCTAGAGTTGGATGTTAACTACTGCGATAATATTATAAGAAGATGGCAAAAAGCCACAGAGAAGGAAGCAGTTAATATCAAAAGCAAGGAAACTTTTGATCAACTATTAAGTAAATAATTTATATAGGGATATTGTTATGACTAAGGATAGTAAAAAAAAGGTCGTTGAGAAAACGACCAAGAAACCTAGTAAAGAAGACGGTAAAAAAAAACGTCTTAAAAATTTAAAACCTTTCAAAAAAGGCAAAACCGGTAATTCTTCTGGTAGACCTGTAGGCAGTAAAAATCTTGGTAAAAGATTAGAGGAATGCGGCGCAGCTTTAGTCTTTGGTATTGATCCAGTCACTAAGAAAAAAGTAAAAAAAACTTGCGATGAGTGGGTGTGCATAAAACTTTATGGTAGAGCTATGAAAGGCATTGTGCCAGCAATTAAACTTATATTTGAGCGACGTGAAGGTAAAGTCGCGGAAAATGTTAACGTAAAAATTAATGATTCGGCACGAATGGAATTTTTTAAAGCGAAGATGTACAAGTTAAAAGATGATGAAGAAGAAAACGACGAGTGAGCAAGATAATGACATTATCGATTTCCCAAACATTGCGCCAACAACTTATGAAAAGGCGCGTTACGCATTTAAGCTCGAAACAAATTTATATAAATTTACTAAGGAAGCTTGGGAGTTTGTAGATCCCGATCCATACGTCAAAATTCCTCTTACAAAGATTATTTGTGATCATAATCAAGCATTATTTGAAAATAAAATCCCTAGTAATCGTCTAGCTCTAAGTATTCCTCCGGGTTTTGGTAAAAGTATGTATTCTTGCGTAATGTTACCAGCTTGGGCATGGACACGTAATCCATCAACGCGATTTTTAACTGGTTCATATAGTTTAGAGTTTGCGACGCGTGATTCTAGACGTTCGCGTGATTTAATAAAATCCGATTGGTATCAATATTTTTGGGGGCATAAATTCGATTTTGCCGGCGATCAAGATAAAAAAAATAATTATGAAAATACCGAGAAAGGTTATCGATTTACTTTTGGTACTTATAGTGCATTTACTGGCACGCGTGCAGATTTTATTATTGTTGATGATTCTATTAAAATGCAAGATGGCGAATCTAAAATTGTTAGAGATTCCACAAACTATTTAATAGGTAATTTAGATAATCGCTTAACAAACCAAATTAACGGTAAAATATTATTAATTGGGCAGCGTTTGCATTTAGAAGACTCGGTCGGTTTTGTGCTTTCAAAAAAGAGTGCGCATTGGGAATATTTGTGTATGCCGCTACTTTGTGATGCTGCTCGTCGCTGTCAAACTTCAATTTTTAAAGATAATCGTAAAGCTGGTGAGTGTTTGTGGGCTGAAAGATTTACGCCGGCATTTATTGAGAGACTTAGAGAATCAATGGGCACGCGAGCTTTTAACGCTCAAATTTTACAAAATCCAGAAGCAGAAAGCGGCGCAATAATTAAAAGAAAATGGATACAATATTATGAAGCTTTGCCGCCTTTCCAATATATATTAATGTCGTTAGATACAGCTTTCACTAAGAAAAAAACAAGCGATTACTCGGCAATTTCGGTATGGGGTGTTACAAAGGACGGATATTATTTAATTGACATGATATGGGATAAATTAGAGTACCCAGATTTACGACATAAATGCGTTAAACTGTATAATAAATATAAACCGCATAAAATGATTATTGAAAAAGCTTCTTCTGGTCATGCGCTAGTTCCAGAATTAAAACGTGATACAAGAATACCAGTCGAAGGTTTCCCAACAGATGGCACCAAATGGGCAGGAAGCAAAGAGCAACGATTATATCTTGTTAGCCCATTATTTGAAGCGGAAAAAGTTTTTTTCCCAAAAAATGCTGAATGGTTATATGATTTTGAGGAGGAATTATTACATTTCCCAGCGGTAATACATGATGATAGGGTAGACTCGCTTAGTATGGCTTTAATATATTTATCACAACAATATGCTACACCAACGTTGCGAATTATGGGATAAAAGGTTAAACTTATAAATTATTTGATCCGTAATTAAAAAGGGTTAAGTTAAAAGGGATTAAAGGGAATTTTAAAATCGATAGGATGTCGTTCATGAAATTATTTAATTTTAAACTGTTCAATGTTTCTGATAAAAAGTCAATTCAAAAAAAAAGTTATTACTCGCCGTGTTCTAGTTTTGATTCAAGGCAATCATTCATAGATTATTTGTTGGGTAAGAACGAATATAAGCTCGCCTCTAACCAAGCAATCGAATATTTTTATAAATGTGCGCCATTATTTGATGGCATCGATAGATTAGCGCAGGCAATCGCTTCCATTCAGCCAATGGTTTATGATACCAAGAATAAGGAATTTTTGCCGGATCACCCGCTTAACGATTTATTGAAAAATCCAAGCTTTCAAATAAGCATGAGTGACTTTATTTATCAATATGCCGCTTTTCTGATCTTGACCGGCGATAATTACATGTTTGTTAATAGTGTCGGTGAAAATGCCGAACCTAGGCAAATGTTTATTAGACCGCCACAAGCTGTTACGATGAATATTGGCTCGGATGGCTTTGTGTCTTCGTATATAGTAGATTTGAATAATAACTCTGTTACGTATGAGCGACAACCTGATATAAATCAAGGGTTTAAGTACATAAATTCAACTAATGGTATAACTTCGCAATTATTCCATTCTAAGACTTTTAATCCAACAATTAGTGATTTTGGCGTGAAAGGCTGCTCTGTGCTTAATTCAATTTACTATGAGATTGAGCAATATATATCCACCGGCATACATAATTTATCATTATTAAAGCGCGGTGCTACTTTAAGCGGTGTGTTTACGACTCAAAATAGATTGCATGATGATGACTATATGCGCTTGAAAGCCCAAATTAACGAATATTATTCAGGTGATAGCAACGCCGGCAAGACTGCGCTTGTTGATAATGGCATGGATTTTAAGGCAACGCAGCAAACCAATAGGGATATGGACTTTTTACAGCTCAAAGACCTAGTCACCACGACTATATATAACATTTTGCGCATACCGTTGCCTTTGGTCTCAAAAGATACAATGACACTGGCTAATATTGCCGCCTCAAAGGTGAATTTTTACGACAACGGCGTTTTACCGTGGGTAGACCGAATATATGACGATTTAGGTAATTTCTTGCTGTCACGCTACAAGGGCAGCGAAAATTACATACTTTATTACAATGTTAATGATATTCCGGCATTAGAGACCAGAAAGGTCGATAATTTAATCCAGCTGAAGGAAACCGGAGCTTTAAGCTTAAATGAGGTTAGGAGCGAGCTAAATCGCAGCCCGGCGGAAGGTGGTGACGATTTCTACCAGCCATCAAGCAATGTACCTTTTGCCAGCGTAACTAATGACTAAATTATGCTAAATACTGTCAAATTACAACGAATCAAGCAGGCGCACAAAGAACATGCGATAAAGCTTGGAATGGAGCGCAATTTAACGAAAAAATTAGTTCCAGCTTTTAGAGATTATTCCAAGCAATTTCATGCTGCTATTGCCGGAGGTGGTCGATTGGCAAATACGCATGTTTTGCAACAGAATATGAAAGATGTTTTAAGCAATCATTATGACGATGTAACTAAAAAATTTAATCAGCACATAGTGAATCAAATTGGCAAACCTGAAAATCACGGCGAAATTTTAAATTCGATTAATAATTCAAGTTCAGTGCATAATGAGCTTAGGGCGAATGATTCGTCGACTATAATTGCACAGACAACTATTAAAGATGCAAATAAATCAATCGAAATCGTAAAACAAAAAGCATTAGCAAAAGGGGAAGCAATTACCGACGCAACTTTGGCAAACCGCGCTCGACTTTTACTAAATCAAAAAATAGTAGGTCGCATTAATACAATTGCGGCAACTGAAACGCAAAACCCGGCAGAAAATGCAAAACAAACCGAAATAGAT